AAGTCCGGTTGTCTGTGGAGAAAGCATTTGTACGACACCGCCAAGGGCCATCGCAGCGCCAAATTGCATTAGAGGAACGCCGACAGCACCACCGCCAAAGTATGACGCCACAGCACCAACTGCGACTAAAGCCACGCCTAAGATAGTCTGGAATACTCCACCACGTTTACTTCCGAGGATAACCGGCGCGATACGGATGTCAGCTGTACTCTGATCCAAAGAGAGCTCATCATCGTTCAGGTTACGCTTACCGCTGAAAACAGCGTAGGTTAGGCCGCGCTGCTTGCTGGTATTCAAAAAACGCTCGAAGCCTGGCACGATAACGCACAATGCGCGGATAGCTTCTTTTGGTGAGGCTACTGAAAGTTGGAATTCACGACCAAAAGTAGCACCGAGAATCCCATAAAGGCGAATGATACGCTTAGATTCAGCTGCTAAAATCGACATATTGTTTCCATAAAAACATTTTCATAACAGGACATGCGTTGTGATGTAATACGAACTCATGATCAAATCACCTTTAACGGCAAAATGATTACAAACGATTCAATAAGGCATTTAATTTCTAATCCTACTAGCGAATTCAGGATGCTTAATATTGAAAACAACAAAACTATCGGGGCACTGCTTTGATACCGATGAATAGTAGGTCATACAATCATCTGGCTTTGCTTCATCTGTAGAGTGATATACGCCATCCACCAAAGAAAGTGTAGGAGTTAGATACGTCGCTTTCGCTAATTCATTGCTTAGAGATGAAAATTCTTTTGGGTAAGCAGTAGCACATGACATGAATGCCTTGTTAATAACATTTTTATCACCTATGCAACTTAGGGATGCATTAAGATATGCATCCTGCAAGTCAGTACGCAACTCAATTAATGTCGGCTCAACGAATCTAATCCCAGAAACAACCCCAATCAAACCCAAGCCTGTTCCGATTAGTGCAAGAGTTGAACCATTATCAAAACATAAATCGTTCCATACAAACCATCTAAAAAGGAAATACGCCACTGAAAAAGAGGTGACTAACCCTCCCAAACCAGTCCATAAATTGCCATTCTCACCGAAAGAGTTCTTACAAAAAAGATATACGCCTGCTAATAGCGATATCAATACCAACAATTTTACAGCATTGAAGAAAATCTTACTTATTATAGGCACATTATATCCTTAGAACGTTACATCGTAGCTGATATTATTATACATTCATGGACCGATGACGAGTGATTAACATCGTCCTTTCACGCCAGTAACCGCCATAGGGTACTAGCTGGCTAAGATGTCCATATAGATGATGCAGAAGCATGTTCCCCTCCAGTAAGATTCCTGAATGGTTCCACTTATTCGATTCCACCTGCATGATGATCAAATCGCCCGGCATTGGTGATCCACTCAATTCTCGGAACCCACATTCGTACCAGCAATCCTGATAGAAATTATCCGGATAGGAGTCCTCCCACTAGGGATAATCAACATGGTAATCCTGAAGTTCGACATCATGCTCCTGCCGGAAATAGCTCATCACCAGCCCCCAACAGTCGTAGTGTCCGAGCACAAACGGGCGCCCGAGCAGCGGCAATTCTCCGCGGGGAGTAATGGTACGAAAGTCTCCTTCCGGCCAACTGACAATATGCCAGGGCAGCAACGTTGCATCGCATTGAGCCTTGTCCAGTTCACTTGGTTGGGTCGTCGCATCAGGGTGACTATGTACGATTCCCGTTATCGTCCCCCAGTCTTCAGCAGCAGCGTAATCCTCTGGCGCAAGGTGAAACTGTTCCGTTGGTTCGGCAGCCAGATTACGGCATGGGAAATAGCGTTCAACCCGGCTTTTCTGCGCTATCACGCCACAGCATTCGCGGGGATATTCTTTCGCAGCATGCGCCAGGATGTCCTGAATTGTTTTCTGACGCATATTAACTCCCGATCAAAGATGTTCTAGGAAAACCACCAAAAGGAAGTTCATTGTGTTCACCAAACCGAAGCTTGCAGGCGGTGAGCGTGCCGTTGCATTTATCCAATGAGGGATCGCTTACCGGATTGTTGTTTCTGTCGAAGTAAAGCGTGCCGACATAATCGCACCCATCGCCGGTGCGGTACCTATTCCGGATGCACCATGTGCAAAGGGAATGCAGCTGTCTGGTCGGAATCATCAATCCCTGCAGATCCATCGGGCTTGTAAGAACAAACTCGATACTTTCACCGGGAAGCTCGCTATTTTTACCGTCGATATAGAATACCCGCTTCCTCACCTGCAAGGGATCTGCTGTTGGATTTCCATCAGGGAAATTACGCGCATCCAGGTAATGCGCAAAAGTGTCATGAATCGTAACTTTGGCCTGCAGCATATCGTCATAGGCCAGACAGAGCGCAGTGATAGAGCTGTCAATGTTGGCAACGGTGAGCGTCGGCTGGGCACTACTGCCATTGGTTGACGCTTCCAGTCCCTCGAGCTTATATGGCCAGGCACCATACTCTTCGCCCTGCCACCAGATACTCTTCGCCTTTAACTTTGATTCGTCGCCACCAGCAGCCGCAATCTCTTCTTCAGTATGCGGGAGGTTATAAGCGTGAAAGCGCAGAACGTCGTCCAGACCAAACGCAGAACCGTTTACCTCAAGAAGACGTATTTTTTCACCCGGTTCGAGACGTTGATAATCTTCAGTAATCATGGTGCGTATGCCTGTTTGAAGGTTGCTTTTATGGTCATCACTTTGCTGGATAGCGGCTGGGCTTTAATGGAATCAGCTTCAATCCGGTATAAACCGGTTTCGCCAACAGGAGACGTCCAGATAAAGGATTTTGTGATGTGCTTGCGGCAAAAACTCAGCGCATCGAGCATCTCTGCCTTTTTTCCCGTTAAGGTCATCGGCCATGACTGTTTTTCAGGGTTGATCCCTTCACCGGCGATCTGTTCAAAGCCGTCGCCAAAGGATGCAGAGCGTGTTGCGTAAGTGAACTCCCCTTCCATGCCCGCCTGAATCTGGGTTCGCCAGGTAAATGTTTCGATCGCCAACTTTCCTCCGGGTATAAAAAAACCCGCCGAAGCGGGTTAAGTAGATACGTCAGCTCAAAGGTATCTTTTCTTTAAATCTTCAAGCCTGCTGTTTTCTTGCTCTGTAAAGCCAGAAGCATCAAACATCGCTTCTTTATTTGCACCATTTACTCTCGTTACTGTAACTGTGAAGACCGCATCAGCTGGAGCATCAACCTGACCCCATTCAGAAAACTTATTCGGAGCCAATGCCCAAGTAGCTTCTTCACCCGGTTCAAGCCCGCCAGCAATTTCGTAGTTAAAATCTTTTTCCAGCCATGGAACTGAACGTCCATCGCTGGCTATCACTCCATTGAAGTACACACGGGAAATAGCTTTATCAGTATTGTTTTTCACAACAAGGCGAATAATAGGTTGTGGCTTACCATACTCTTCAGGTTCTAGGCTAAATCGAGATGATAGAACCTGTACTTTTTTGAGTTCTTCTTTGGCCTTCTCAGAGTCAGCTTTTTTCTGTTCAAGCTCTTTAATTTCCTGAATTGCCTGCTCTTTCTGCTTAAGTTCCCTCTCGGCAGTTACTTGCTGAGCATAAGAGATAATTTCATCGCCAGTTTTGCCAGACAGGGGCTCGCGCATCTTCTTGCTTAGATCTTCTTTGTCACTTTCTGACGATGCTCGCATCAGATCAGCCATATTAATGTTACTGAACGCTACGACCTTTAAAGCATTATCAAATTCCTCCCGTTTATTTTCCGGAAGTGATTCTCTGACCTTGGCTATAGATGATTTCATTGCGTCATCAGTTGATGAGTCAATTTTAGGTTTATCGCACCCGGCTAATAAGAAGGAAAGAAATAACACACCTACAATTTTTTTCATGTCCCTATTCCATCAGTAAAAATTGAGATTAATCCTATCAGGAATTGGCATAACGGCAAAATCTGCGGAGGCACTTTATCTTGATTTCGTTGCATTCCAGATGAGACCTCCAGGCTGGAGCTGTTTGGCTATACCGGCGCGTACTGACTGATCAATGGTCTGCTTGTAAGCCCGAGAAATGGCGTCACTGTCATCAGAAGCCTGCTGCTGAGTGTTCTGGTTATGAACGATCACGGACGTTTGAACGGTTACGCCGCCAGTTGCCGAAGATTGCAGCCCATACATCGGGGCGCGGCCAACATAACCGCCGTTTGCATACCCCTGAGCTCCACGCATAAGCGCATACAGATTACCGACACCCAGTGCACGGGTCGCTTCCTTCGTAAACACAAACTCACCGCCGTGTACAACGCCTTTCGGTTGGTATTTACCGCCATCTCCCGTGTAGCCGCCTCCATCAAAACCGGGGACCAAACCACCACCTGAAAAACCAAAGAACGCGCCGATACCGGTTCCACCAAACGCTGACTTCATTCCATTAACCAGAGCCAGTTGGGTCAACATCTGGGCGATGCCCTTGAGGAAAGTGGAAAGAAAATCTGAGAAGTTAGATTTACCAGTAGTAAAAAAATCAGTGAGCGTGCTGGCCATCCCCGTGAACGCGTTGCTGGTAACCGTCTGCACCTGGGAGTACACATTGGTCGCGCTGTCTTCGAAATCAGACCAGCCCTTTTTCGCGCCGGTCAGCCAGTCACCGCGTAGCTGATCCTCAGCATCATAATAATCGTTAGCTGCCTTAAGCTGTTTCTGATATCCCTCTTCATCCAGCGAACCACCCGTATTTTTCCAGCCGGCGGCGAGCTGACTTTTTGCCAACTCTCGCTGCGCCTGGCGGTTACTCATCCCCGCGCCACCCAGTAATGCGGCCTGTTTCTCAGCCATCTGCGTGACGTATTTCTGCGAGGTATCCATGCGCTTGTTCAGCAGTTCCTGCGCGGAAATCTGATCACCCAACAGGGCTTTCTGCCGCGCTAACTGTAGCACCTGGTCTTTACTCGCGAGCAGAGATTGCTCCTGCTTTGTCAGAGAGCGAGATCGGGAGGCCTCTTCCAGTACCTGAAATTTCGCTTCCGTAGTCCAAAGGTCTTTGCGCTGTTGGCTGATAGTGTCGTTCAGCCCTTTATGCTGCTGCAGCGCACGTAACTGTGCCTGAAGCGCCAGTAGCTCGGCCTGGGCAGCATCCATGCTGCGATCGCCAGCCGATACAGTGCCCTGTTTTCCGGGTTTCGTCTTTTTGCCAAAAGCAGCAATATCTTCCCGATCCTTTTGGGTGGTTGCGGTACTTATCTTTCTGGTCGTATCGAGGTATTTACCTGCACTGATATCAGCGGCATCCCAGTCTTTTTTCAGTTGAGATACGCTGTCTCCATAAGCACCGGCCATTTGTTCGTTATAGTCCTGCCATCCCTGCAAAGTATCCGTTTTCGCCCAGTCAGGAATGAGATTAATCGCAGCAGCGATAGAGGAAGAAATGATCTGGTTCAGTTTCTGGAAAACTATCGCAACGCTGTAATAAATTGCGTTGAATTCCTTCAGTGTGTTTGATGCCAGCTCAGCTACCCACTGACCGATATTCTGCATGGCCTCAGACGCCCAGTCTTTGATATCCAGCCACAGGCGACCAAACGGTGTCAGCGAGTCATAAGCCTGCTCTCCGCGTTCTGCCATCGTATCACCAAACAGGTCCATAGCCTGTGTAACGGCCGCGGTCTGGTCCTTCTGTTTCACCAGCTCATCAATGTGCTTAAGCTGCGAAACAGTCAGGAAGTTGTATTGTTCGTTTAGACTCTGAAGGGCTTTAACCGGATCCTTTTCAATATCCTGATAGGCCTTGGTGATGTCCTGCGCCGAAACAATACCGGTTTGAACTGCAAGTGCAGTAGAGCTCGCCGCTTTTTCAAGCTGCTGCTGTGTGAGCGAACCCATGCTAATTAGTTCAGTCATCAGACTCTGAACGGTTTCTACAGTAGCGCCAGTAGAGGCAGCAATCGACTGAGAGGAAGCCATTACCTGGAGCGCTGACGTACCTGCGATGTTGCCTGTCCTGATAATGGCCTTGTTAATTTCGTCGTAGGCGGTGAAGTAGTCCGCTCCCGCTTTTGCAGCAATCAGAACAGCACCGGCCAGGCCACCAATGGCCACTCGGGCAGGAGTCACCATCGACAACATCGCTTTGAGAGCATTGCCTACACCCCCAAACGAATCGCGCAACTGGCCGCCCTGCTGAATGGCTACCATATAAACCGGCATGCCGGACGCCAATGAAGTTACGATGTCGGTCATTTGCATTGGTAGATAACGCATCGCGTTGCGGTATTGCCCCGCGCTGATCGCTCCTGACTTCCACGCTTCCTCCTGCTCTTTCAGTCGGGCGATCATCGGTGCAGCACGATCGGACACGCCAAGTTGGGCTGCTTTTAGCTCTAACAGTTCTGCGCGCGTTTTTCCGATTGCTGTGACCTGCTCTTCCAGCGAATCGATAAAGGTTTTGCCCGCCGCAGCTGCACGCTGTGCTGCCTGTGCCTGTTCAATGCGAGCCCGCCCCTCTGCGGTCTCAGACTCCATGACCTGCGCCAGTTTAGCTCGGGTCGTCTCAAGCACGCTGTTGTAGCGAGTAAAGTCTTCATCCCCTATCAGCCCTTTACCGCGAAACTTCGCCAGGCTCTCCTGGATCGTGTCCAGTTCATCCAGCGCCTTGTTGACCGGGCTGATTTTATTCAGCAGGTTCTGCAGCTCCTGGCGCTGTTGCTTCAGGCTTTCGCTGTTTTTCTTTTGGTTATCGATACCGGTGCGGAACGTACTGTTCAGGTCATCCGCTTTACCTGCCGCGGCGGACGCGGTCTCCTGAAAGCGATCCAGTGCCTGATTACCGCGCTCCAGCTCACTGGTATTTACGCGCAGGGAAATCGTGGCGATATCGTTACTCATTCCGCCCTCTCTTTATGCATAATTTTTAGCGCAGCACTTTCCATCACCCGGATGTCCGAAAGCGCGGTTGCCTCGTCGTCGACGTTGTGCAGACGCATCACCCAGGGCAAAACGTTATAGTCGAGCCCGGACACGCCGCCCATTCCCGTTCTCCATTGCGTACTGACAGCCTGAAACACCAGAAATGAAGGCCATACATCTGGCCAGACGTCGATGTATTGATCGTCGTAGTCATCCGGCGTAAGCCCGTAAGGCGCCAGTTCTGCCGCTGTGGGTTCAGGCGTATAGAACGCAGAGGCAACCGCTATCAGTTTTTTTCACGCTGCCCCAGGAGCTCGCGGTAGTAGGTTTCCGGGATGGCCTTCATCGCCGCCGGATAGTTTTCCAGCAGCACCGACAGGTTTTCCGCGTTGAATGCATCGGGAAGTGCCCAGCCAGCAATGATTTCCATCAGAAAAT